ATTCTTAGGTTATGATCCCGCCGGAAGATTGATTACACAATCTTCTTATATCGATGAGAGACTTGGAGGCTCAGATCCAACGTTTCAACGATTCTATAATATTGAGATAACTGAACTAAAGTTTAAGATAGATGGAAAAACAACTGTATATAACATTAAAGCTACTCATACTGAAATATCAGGTGCGATAGGTCAAAAACGAGGAATTATTGACAAAGGTGCTAATCAACTAACAGGTAATACTGTAGGTGACATTCTTGATAAACTAATGGCTAAAGTGACTAAAGATCAGGAAGCCTTAGTTAAAAGCGGAGACAAGGAATTTGCAACTACTTATAAGGTAGAATATTTTGATGATGCACAAGAGATTGCCGCATCTACTATCGTTAGCTCAGCCGACGTTAGTAAGATTAAGTGGCCTATGGCAGAGCCAAGCGATAAATCTACCGTAAACTCAAGTCTTGAAATTAAGGCGCAGCCTAATAGTAAAGAACGCACAATGGCATTCAATGGTGCTACTCCAATCATACAAGCAATTACAAGCGTTATCAAACAAAGTGATTATTTGGTTAACGGATTGAAAGAAGTATACACTACCGAAGAATCACCGGATGCAAAAACAAACTCTAATAGTTCTGAAAAAATTGACAGTAAGAAACGTTTAAAGTGGTTTACTGTTATGCCTAAAATTGAGGACATTAAGTTTGATAGAAAATCTAAAGATTGGGTGTACAATATCACCTACCAAGTAAAAACATATGAGATTCCTATATTGAAATCAGCTTATGCAGACAAGACTACACCTTACTACGGTGCAGTAAAACGGTATGAGTATTGGTGGACAGGTCAAAACTCTGAGATTGTAAAGTATGAACAGACGATGAATAATACTTACTTTACTGTAGCACTATCTGGTGATAGTGCATCTTCGGCTTCAACTGGTGGTAAAGCAAACATACCTTTAGTATTTGGTAAAAGACAAAAAGCAGACCGTTTAGGTAAATTAGATGTGGGTATGGAAGCGCAGAACAGTGTTGTTACTGATTTATATGACCCTGGAGCTTGGGCCGATGCTAAGATTGAAATCTTAGGAGACCCTGATTGGTTAGCTAACCCTGAATATTCATCGGGTGATGCTAAATCATTCTATGGTAATGATGGATACACAATACAATCAAACTCAGGTCAAATATTTATTGAGATAAAATTTTTAGAAGCAGTTGATTACAATAATAGTACAGGTGTGATGAACATCAATGATAAACTTATGCTTTGGGATTATCCAGTAAAAGTAGCAGAACAATTAAATGGTGCTATTAGTTACCAAGTCAAAGATATCAAACATATGTTTAGAGGTGGCAAGTTTACTCAAGAAATTAACATGGCTATTAACACCTTTCCAGATGTTGATGGTCTTAAAATGTCTGAACAAATGAGAGAGACAGAAAATAAAGAGTACGCTGATACTGAAAATCAACAATTACAAAACAGATCAACCGGTCTTACAACAGACCCTCCACCAAGTAGCGGATCAAGTGGTGAATCAGCCGGAATAGTTTCACCGGAAGAGTTGTCGGGAGATAATAATGGCTGAGAATATTATTAAACAGACCGGGGCGTCAAAAGCAAGTCAACCCGACGCCGGCGGCGGTGTAGTAAGAAATGTACCGGTACTAGGTATAGTTAAAAACAATATTGATCCTACACGTACCGGTCGTATTCAAGTTTATATCTCTGATTTGGGTAGTGATGATCCTGATAATCCAGCCGGTTGGGCAACCGTCTCTTATATGAGTCCGTTCTATGGATTTGTTGAACCAACGGCAAGTACTACCGGAGAAGGTGATTTCACTGCAAACCCTGCTAGTTACGGTGTTTGGAATAGTGCGCCTGATCTAGGTACTACTGTTATTTGTATTTTCATTAACGGTGACCCTAACTACGGATTCTATATCGGGTGTGCTCCTAAAGCAGAAGCACTACACATGGTACCTGCTATTGGTTCAAGTGAAAATATTGTCACAAACAATGACGGTGAAGCAAACAGTTACGGTGGTGCAACACAACTTCCTGTAACAAATATCAATATGAATAATGAAGCGGTTGCTGATGGCAATAACTTCTTAGATGAACCTAAACCAATTCATAGCTATCAAGCTTCTATTCTATTCAAACAAGGTCTTATTCGTGATACATTAAGAGGTACGATCACATCAAGTGCTCAACGTGAGAGTCCATCTCGTATTGGGTGGGGTGTTAGCTCACCGGGAAGACCTATTTTTGCCGGCGGATATAATGATACTTCTATTGCTACTGCCGCAACACAAGGTAAAGATGCAGCCGGAATGACAGTCATCTCACGTAGAGGTGGCCACTCTATTGTTTTAGACGATGGTGATTTGGTTGGTAGAGACCAATTAATTAGATTACGTTCAGCAGCCGGACATCAGATTTTAATGAGCGATGATGGACAAACCATCTTCATCATTCACAGTAACGGACAATCATGGGTTGAGATGGGCAAAGAAGGTACCATCGATATGTTCTGTACTAACAGCTTTAACGTAAGGACACAAGGTGATATCAATTTTCATGCTGATAATGATATAAACATTCACGCCAAGAAAAAATTGAATATCAAAGCAGAAGATATTTTCATACAGTCTGAAAAATCATCTAAACACCTAATTGGTAGTGATTATAATATTGAAACTACTGGAACTCACGGCCATAAAATAGGAGGATCATTTAGCTTAGAATCAGGTGGCGAAGGCAGTCTAGTATCTAGTGGTACATTTTACATTAACGGAAGCAAGGTTAATTTGAATACAGGTCAAGGTGCTTCCCCTGCATCGGTTGCACCATTGACAGATAAGGCACAAACGGATACAATGTTTGATTCTACAAAAGGATATATTGCCTCTCCTGGAACACTTAAGAGTATTACAACAAGAACTCCTGCACACGCCCCGTGGTCAAATGCTAATCAAGGTGTTAATGTTGAAACAAGTCCAAATGCAAGTGATAACTTGCCCGAAGCTCCAAGTGCAGAAGTTGAAAAAGCAAACCAATCCGCGGATGTATCACCTACAACAACACCAGTAGAACCAGCGGCATTGGCTAGTGTACCAAATGCACCACCAGTAAGTGAAGCTATAGATCCGCAAGCTACTGGATCTATGCTTGGTGCAGTTGCTACAAATGCGGCAACTGGCCCGGCAGCAGAAGCAGTCGCACAAGGTGCTGGTATCGTAGAAACAGCTACTGGTTCAGTAGCGGCAATTGGCTCATTTGCACAATCTCCTGCGCAACTTGAAGCAGCCGGAATATTGAAACCCGGCTCATCAAGCTTAGTAGATTCGTTAGTACAGGGTGGTTCATCGTTGTCACAGGCACTACCTACTAACTTGTTTACAGGCAAAGACGGTGTTACTAGCTTGACTTCATTAGTGAACAATCCATCTGCACAGATTAATGGAATGGTTTCTAACTTCCAGCAATCACAATCAGCATTGACAAGCGCAGGGTTGATGTCTGGTAAAGAATCATCAACCTCTATTGCAGGTCTAGTTATGGCCGGCGCAACTGCGGGACTTAGCAATACAATCAATGCAGTTAAGAACTTAGGTTCATTGGCTGGTAACATCTCATTACCGGGTGTTGGACTACCCGGAGTCACAAATCCAGTTACAAACGCTATTAGTTCAGGTAAATTTGCTGCCGGACTTGCAGAATCTAGTACAGGTGGTTTAGGATCTATATTGGGCGTGGCATTACCTGTAGCAGGATTAATTGCAGGGTCTAGGATGAGTAACAGAGGCGCCAGTGCAGCCGCATTTGGTTTGATTGCCGCATCTTTGACTGCATTACCACGTGGTCCTTCTAACTTAAGAGCAACATCATCTGCAACAATGGACTCTGCACTTTTAAGATCGAATTCATTGTTGACAACTGCACAAGTTCTACGTACAGCAGGACAAATTGTAGGCGGTAGATATACTAAAGTTACAAGTGCCGTTTCAGGTGGAATTACTGCTATCAATCGTCTAAATAGTGCTAGGAACTCATCACAGGGTCTAGCAGGATTGACAGGTGTTATTGGTAGTTTGGGAACATTAGGATCTGCATTAGGTAACAAGTCATTAGCCAAAGCCGCAAGAGATGTTAACTCTATCATCGGTGTATCCACACAGGTCAACCGTAGTCTAGGTGTTATTGCTAATGCTAAGAATGCATCGCAAGCACTCGGTGGATTGTTAGGTGTGTTTGGTGGTATTGGTAGAGGTGGCGCAGTATTTGGTAACAAGAGACTAGCAAGTACTACTAAGAAGATCAATAGTGTAATATCCAATACAGGACAAATCTTTAGAGCAGTAGACGCACTTGCTACAAGTAAAAACATCAACACAACATTAGGTGCTTACGGTTCAATTATCAATTCTGCTGGTAGAATTGCAGGTGTATTTGGTAAAAACAGTAGAAGCACAGGTCTGTTTGGTTTACCAGGTGGACAACTAAGCGTTGGCTCTATCGTTAACAAATCATTGGGTTCGTTAGGTATACCCAAGAATCCTGCATTGAATGCGATTATTACTAACGCAGTGACAGCATCCATTAACAAGATAGCATTCCCACAGAGCATTAAAGGTAAGGCAGGTTTAGGAATAGCATCAGGATTAAGTCTACCTAGCTTACCTTCAGGTCTTCCCGGTTTACCAAGTTTAGGTGATGTGTCTAATAAGATAACACAATCATTGACTGATTTACAAACTCAAGGACAAAACTTGACTACATTGGCTATGGGTGATTTGACAGCAGGAGAAGCGGGTCCATTGAATGCCGCTATGGCAGCAATTGGATTTGGTGGCGCCGGCGCATTACAGATGCCTACTATCGGGTTGAACACTAACGACTTATCTCAAGTTGAGGCTCAAATTACATCATTATTAGGTGATCCTAGAATACCGGCACCAACGTTTGGTGAAGATAATGAATCAGCAGTTGCAGTATTGGAAGCTTTCTTGAAACAGAACGATCAAGTTGATGCTATTTTTGATGAAATAGATGACCTAGCTACACAAGTAATTTCTGCAAGGGAAGAATACTATTCATTAGAATTATCATTACCAGCAGGAGATCCTGAAGTCGATGCCGCAAGGGAAGAGTATATTGCAATGAGTCAAGAATTGCAATCTAAATTGAATCAGGTTGATACTCTCATCAACGATGCTCCTGCTCCAAAAGAAGCAGTATTTCCAGGATATAGCGGACCCTCAGTAGTATATGCATCTGATGGTAGTAGCTCACCTGTAGATAGTTTGGGTAATGTATTATATCCGTTGATTAACGGCAGCTATAGACAAGGATAAAGGTGCATAAATAATATCATGTCTCAATACATTGGATTCAGTACTATAAATGCAAACGCCCCAAAGTCAACAAATGTTGCTACGGGTAATGACGGTGGGGTTGGTGGAATAACTCAACCCATTACCACTGGTAAAAAGTTTCGTTTAGTGGATAGTCCACTAGTAGTACGAGACTTTCTAAACGCATTAAATATTCCTCAAGGTCAGAAAGTTGGTCAACCCAGTTATGGCACTACCATATGGTCTTTTGTGTTTGAACCAAACACACCCGATACACAATATAAACTAGAGAACGAAATTAAACGTGTGGCTAGTCTCGATCCTAGATTATTGCTTAATTCAGTCAAAGCTTTTCCAAAAGAAAATGGAATTTTACTAGAATTAGAAGTTGCAGTTGCTCCCTTCAATCAAGCTCGATTGCTTAGTGTATTCTTCAGCCAAGCCACAAATAGAGCGGCAGTTCAGTACTAACCGAAAAAAACACGGTTTTTAGGTATGATAAATACTTAAAAGAGAATAACTATGGCTACAAGTTCAAGACAATCAGCATTATTTGGCGTCAACGATTGGCAAGCAATCTACCAAACCTTCCGCGAAGCCGATTTTAAAAGTTATGATTATGAAACTTTACGTAAAAGTTTCATTGATTACTTACGTGTGTACTACCCGGAAACGTTTAACGATTTCACAGAATCGTCAGAATTTATCGCCCTGCTAGATATTATTGCTTTCATGGGTCAAGGTCTTGCTTTCCGTAATGACGTAAATACACGTGAAAACTTTATTGATACTGCTGAACGCCGTGACTCAGTTATTAAACTTGCTAACTTAGTTTCCTATACACCTAAGCGTAACTTAGCCGCTCAAGGTTATCTAAAAGTTGTAAACATCCAGACTACACAGAACATCACTGACTTGAACGGTGTAAATTTAGGCAATCTTCCTATTCTTTGGAATGATCCTGCAAACCCATCTTGGTTAGAGCAATTCAATACAATTATCAATGCGGCATTGGTTGATACTCAGCGTGTAGGACGTCCTGCAAACGTTGCTGATTTGCTAGGCGTAACAACTAGCGAGTACACATTACAAATACCAACCTCAGCATTGCCGATCGTTCCATTCAACTCAACCGTTGACGGTATCACAATGAACTTTGAATTATGCAGTGTAACTAGTGTTGACGCTGATTATATGTACGAAATTCCTCCTGCACCTAGCGGTCGTTTCAACATGCTGTATCGTAATGACAAATTAGGTTATGGTAGTCCAAATACTGGGTTCTTCTTCTATTTCAAGCAGGGATCACTACAGAATTATGATTTCAATTTGCAACAACAAATCAGTAATCAAGTTATTAACATCGACATTCAAGGCATCAATAATGAAGATACATGGTTGTATCAATTGAACGCCAACAATGGTACTAGAGCACTTTGGACAAAAGTAGACAACATTTATGCTGATGCATACTTGCAAAACGAAACTAGCAACCGTACGATTTTCTCAGTAAACTCACGATTCAATGACCAAGTTAGCTATGTTTTTGGTGATGGTGTGTTTAGTCAGATTCCAGTTGGTTCTTATAGAGCATATGTACGTGCAGGCAATGCATTGACATACACGATTGATCCAACTGAAATGCAAGGTATTACGGTATCATTCAGCTATATAAATCGTGTAGGTAAAACTGAAATTTTGACATTGGGATTAGAACTACAACTTCCAGTCTCAAATGCACAAGCACGTGAGCCATTAGCACAAATTAAACAACGTGCTCCTACAAGATACTACACTCAAAACCGTATGGTTAATGGTGAAGATTATAACAACTTCCCATATACATTATACAGTTCTATCATCAAGTCAAAAGCGATTAATCGCTCAAGTATAGGTGTGTCTAAGAACTTAGACATTCTAGATCCTACTGGTAAGTATTCAAGCCTAAATAGTTTTGCTACCGACGGTGCATTGTGGCAAGATGACACAACTGGTTATCTATCATTGACTATCAATACTGTTGGTAACATCATCACGTTCCTAACAGATACATTAGGTAGTGTATTATCTAGCAATCGTGTAGTTCAATACTATACACAAAATTTCCCCCAGTATTCTATCAACGCGGCATCAGGTGATGGCACTGTATATTGGAATGCAAGTACTGTTGATGCAAACTCATTGACAGGATATTTCTTTAACATTGTAGATGGTACTGATACTTCTATTCCAATTGGTACATACTCTACAAACAATGTTAAGTATATAACAGCTGGTGCATTGATTAAATTTATAGCACCAAGTGGTTTCTATTTTGATTCAAACAATCGTTTAGTTGCAGGCATTGCAAGTCCAAGTGACCAAACAACTATTTGGACAACAGTTCTTTCAGTAACCGGTGACGGCTACAACAACGGTCAAGGTAACTTTGCTAATGGTACAGGACCAGTAACATTAAATGGTTACGTACCTGAAGGTGCCATTCTAACTACTGTGTTACCATCGTTTGATAATTCATTATCAAACGAAATTGTACAAGAGTGTATTATTCGTATGGAGTTACAACAAAACTTCAGTTTGGTATTTAACAACTCTTTGACAATTGCACAGGATCGTTGGTCTATTGAACAATACGATAATGCAAATTGGTTCGTTCGTTTTCAAGCTGACATTAGCGGAAACGGTCGTTATACAGTAACATATCGTTCGTTGAGATATTACTTTGGTAGTGTTGAGGATACTCGTTTCAGTTTTGAACGTGATAAACTAGTTTATGATCCTTTTAGTGGCAAAATTCTACAAGACTTTGTTAATGTCCTGGCCACAAACACACAACCAAACAGTAACTACCCATTATCTAAAAATGTTTCAGTAAACATCGTTGGTCAACCAGTAGAGAGC